AGGTGGCCCGCAACTCATTGAGAACCGAGATCTTCAATTGCCCAAGGCCTTGATCTCGCTCACGAGCACAATTAGGTCCATTCCAGGTCCGACAATACTCTTGAGAGTTGTTGTAGTTGATCCGGAAGCTTTGCCAGTTCTCTGAACCATTAAAGTCAAGAACATTGTTCATGTAAACATTCAACTCAGAAGTGTTCACAGCATTGTCCCCATACGCCACTGACGCTAGAAGACGGCCAGAATGAAATTGATTGCGAACAGCGCAAACTTCAATCACAATATCAGCCCGCCAGAACTGAAACTGATTGATCACAGCCGTGTTGATAGGGAGTTGTGTCGTTGTTAACACGCTTGTAATACCAGCATTGTTGAACATCGAGTCCAATCGATAATCTGCGAGGCTGGTTGTTATGGTCTGTGCCGTAGTCCAGTTGAACTTCGCGAAGAGACCTCGGCGACCGCACAACTCCGAAATGTTCGACTCGAGAGGATCCGCCAAACGCAAAGCTTGATAAGACATTTGTTGTTGATGCAATTGTAACGCGGTCGTGATCTCTGCACCGTTAGACTTACTCATAGAACTAAATTGCCCAACAGTCGGGATCGCCCCGCCGCTAACAGGAGGGTTATCCATAGGAATTCCTGAAGCTTCCCCTTTCTGGGACAGCTTACCACCTCCATCAATACCAGCTTGAATCGGCATGTCTCCACCCACGTCTCCTACTGTATAAGTCTGGTTGACATTTGTGGTGGATACATTCGACCCTTGCCCAGTGTACGCTCCTGATGCAATATTCAATGTACCATCGGAATTCTTCGACATACCGAAAAGTGGAGCAACGCCGTTAGACGTGTTGGTGGGAATAGGCCGTGGGATCTTGAATTCTGCATCAAAAGACACATACATCGTGATATCACACGTTGTATTCGCCAGCGACACTAGGGGAGAGAAAACATCCACACGAATGTACCCCATAACTTCTGGAAACCAAGCTCCGTTCATAGTGTTCAACGCTGAACGCCAATACCTAAAGTCGATATCCAAGCTGGTTGTCGAGTTCGTGTTCGGCGTGATCCACGCATGATCAAAGGCAGTCTTGGAATCCGTGTCTGGAACAAAATTGAGCAAGGGGACGTGGTACGCTATCGCGAGTCCAACTTGAGTCGGGGTTCCATTCACTTGAAACTCAATGTGAACGTTGGTCGTCGTATACAGAAAATGTTGGAAAGCCATGTTCTGCAAATTGTTTTGATCTCCTAGGGCCAAAAGACCAAAGGGAATCGTGTTTACTATCAAGTTCGTTCCTGTAGCCTGTGAGTACGACCATGGAACCGTGAGTCTCTTCATCAAACTCCTAACTCCGAACCCGAGGTCGGCGGCTCGTTCCGCTAAAGCCTTCGATGCCAAACTCCTCTGAACGCTAGGATGTTCATCCTGTTGAGGAGGGACGTCAGTTGAAGTCGATAAAGTGGTTAAACCATCCACGTGCACAGAATCTGAGGGTGCAGCCACAGAGCCGCTAGACTGAGCTCGGAAAATAGGAAAATCAATTCCCGAATCTGTCGTCCTATTGGCCACACTCAGACCCAAACCTTCATACGATCCTGGAACTGAAGGCATCGTACGACCAATCTTAGAATAGGCTTTCTTAATGGTCGTGACGTATTCAAGCCAATATGCCTTGTCCCACTGAGTCGCGGCTTGGATCATTTGAGACACTTCGTCATCCATAGTCCGGTCCTTGTTCCTAGTCCACAAGAGAGATTCCGTCAAGGTTTCCTTCCGGAGAGCCCCAGACCAAGCTCCATGGTGGTGTTGTGGCACGGATCCCAAGAAAAGACAACTTCCGAACGGGGTACGCTCATCAGACAGTTCTTCATTCTTCCTCGCACTGGTATAACCAAGTCCCATTTTCTTGAACCCTTCTCCAACTGAGCGGGGAGTCCACGTGCACTGTTTAACACTAGAGACTAAATTGTCATCACCCAACACTACAAGACGGATCCAATCTTCAAAAGAAGCTGCTGGAAAATCACGGCGAAATAAGACGCGGAAATAGAACTCGTTGACCAGACAATTGAAGAGAGTGGTGAACAAACTTCCGCTGCACAAAATGCGCACAAACTCGAAATATATGTCATCAACCGTCGCCCCCTTCTTCAGTTCGTGGTGGAGCACATACTGGAAAAACTTTGGGCAGTCTTTTAATGGCGCCAATAGGCGCACAATCAAACCGAAAATCGCGTCCATAACCCGTTCAGGGTGACGAATGTCAAATTCACTGTAATCACCATCAATAACACTCAGAGAACCCTCCGGTTGCACTTGTTTCAAATACCTGTAGATTTTGTCCATGTCAAAAGACTGAGGATTCAACGAAATGGCCATTCCATGTTTGCCAAAACTCCTGCTGATGGCCACAAACACAGGACCAAGATACTTCCGCACAACTGCATTGAATCTCACATCATCAGCATAAGTCAGTCTCGTGTCTCGATTTCGAATCTTCTTCTCTGAGCGCAACTCGTCTTTGCCAAATCCCTGGAAAAAGAAATCAATGCTGTCTTTGTTCCCATCATAATTGTCCATCTCTTTCTCCAAATCCTCACACAATCTACGCAAGGAATCGGAAATGACGGTCTTCTCACCATCATGCGAAATGAAACTTCGCTTACCCTTGTGATTGGCTGTCAGACTCAAGGGATAACCAGACGCAGTTGAGACATCCAAGCTCTTCAAAACTCCAGGAACGCCTCCAATAGCTTCGTCCAATGAGAAAGGCTTCTCACAAAGAGGGTCATCAGCAATGATTGACTCGTACTTAACAAACATATCTTCCACAGCCAGATTAATCTCCACATCAGTGATGTCTGTGTTCTCAGGAACACGGCCGAGCTTCTCAATGGCTCTCACTAGAGGATCTTCGCCTTCTGCGCGAGGGTCTTCACGGCTCAAGATCGCCGGCTGCTTTTTGGGCTTCCAAGGTAGGTGC